ATTAACGCGCCGCCCATCTTGCCACCAGCCGCAGCGATTGCTTGAGCAACCGAACTGTCTGCAAAAGAGGTCATGATAAACTCTGCTATCTTCGCACCGAGCAGTGATGCACCGCCAACAAACGTAATAGCGCCAACTAGAATCTCTGCAAAGTTGATAGCATTCAGCTTGTCCTCAATAGCTTTCTTGATACCATCGAACATCAGGAAGAATCCAAGGCCTATCAGAATGCCACCGGCGACCATGCCTTTCAGAATGCTGATTTTTTTGATTGCGTCAACAAGGTCTGCAATAAAGGTAGTCAGCTTCCATAGAGCAAGCGCAGCGGTGACAGCGCCAATAATCGGAAGCATCCCTCTGATTTTTTCTTTGATGCCGTCAATCTGCTTTGCAAACTCTTCGTTGTACTGCTTGAACATATCGTAGCCGGACAAGTCTACATCGCCTAAGATGTTTCCAGCAGCGCCAGAACCAGAGCCAGAGCCACCGGAAGAACCATTGTCCTTCTGAATGACGTTCAGTTCATCAAAGCCCATGATGTAGTTTTTAAACGCCTTTGCGGCCTTGCCAGTTGCTTTGGTGGTGTTATCCATCGCATCCGTGACGCCGCCAACAGCATCGCTTGCACTACTAAAATCGGGGAACTCCACCTTCACGCCCATTAACGATGCGATACCGGTCACAAGCTCTTTGACTAGTTCAACGGCTGCGATCAGTGGCGGGAGGATGGATTTCAAGGCGGGGTAGAGCAAAGAACCAACGGCGCGAGCCAGACTGTTCAGCTGTGCCTGCAAGATACGAATCATATTGGCAGGGCTGGACAGAGTGCGGGCGAAGTCTCCCTGTGCATCGGTGGTCTGCTTCATGATGGCAATATACCGCAAAACAGCCTTATCAGCCTGAGACAGGGTAGAAACGCTCTGCGAATAGCCAAGATTAAGCAGTTCCTGTTGCAACCGTGCGTTAGAAATATCGACACCCAGACGGCGAATCGGTTCAAGTTCGCCGGAAATAGCCGCCTGAATCTTCGTAAAGGATTCTGCAACAGGGATATTCTTCAAAGAAGCGAGGTCGTAGCCAAGCTGCGTCAGGTTTTTCGACAGCACATAAGCCTTGTCGCTTGCCATACCAAACGAGGTGGTCAGACCCTGAATCGTCGCCATGTTGTTCATGGCTTCGGTTGGGTCAATGCCAAGCAGGGTCTCCATCTTGTTGATGAACGCGCTTGCTTCGCCAGTCATCCCCTTCATGGACACGCCGAACAGGTTTGCAGCCTCATAATAGCTGTTGAATTTTTCTGCTGCGTTGCCAAGATAGGTTGCGATAGCTTTTAGCGAGACCAGCTTTGCCATGTTCCGCATAAAGCCGTTCAGCTGATTGGAAAGGCTCATGTAGCTTTTTTTCTGCCGTTCGTTAGCAGCAGTCACGCGGTTAGCCTGAGTCACGACCTTGCTCAACTGTGGGGGCAGCTTCGCAAAGGCGTTGCCTACTTTGTCAAGCTGAGAAGCAAGGGGAGTAAGCGCAGCGGATATCTTCTGGCAAGAATCCGCGAAAGAATCAAGGTCTGCCGCTTTTAGCTTGTCGGTCAGGTCGGGAACAGTACCAATCGCTTTGAACGCGCTGCCAAGCGATTTCAAGCCGGAAATGTCTAAAATGGACAGGGGTGCAAGAGCATTCGTCAACTGCGTGATGCTGCCAGACATGGAGTAGAAGTCCACGCCGTTCAGAGCAGATACCGCGTTTGGAATCTTCTTGATGGCATTTACAACAGAGTTAACGCCCTTCACGCCAGCGGTCGTGTTGACAGAAGAGATGCCATTCAGGAAGTTTGTGACCTTATCCAGACCGGAAATACCGGCAGACGCTTGTTTCAGCGCGGAAATGGAACTAGACAGCTTATCAAGGCTGGAACAAACCTTGCCAACACTGCCCTTTGTCCGCAAATTAGAAATGGCAGTAGCAAGCTTGTCAATGTTAAGCTCTGCACCCTGCGATTCCGCAGAGATTTCTACGGATAAGCTTGTAATATCAACATCAGCCATTGCTACCACCGTCCTTCTGATTCATCATAGAGAACATCGCCCTCTTGATGCGTTCCTGCGCTTCCAGTGCGCGTTGGTATTCGTACTCGTCCTGCTCTTTCTGGGTAAGAGGAATCGGTCTATCCATGTACTTGATGGGGCTAGACCCTTTCTTGCGGAACATATTGCCAACCGTAGAGGAAAGCACAGATGCCGTGTAGAAACCATTTCTCCACGCTTCAACATTGGCTCTGCGGGCGCGTAGTTCTTCCGCGTCCCGGTAGACCTTTGCCAGCCAGACATCATCACGCCAGAACTGGTCGTAGGTCATGCCAATGGAAATGTAATAGGCTTCTACATCGTGGAACAGATTAGACACAGAGAATGGCTCTGTATCGCTGTCCGTTTTCTGAGACTGTGAGGTTACACAATCTCCCACGTTGCGTTTTTTGCGGTCTTGTCCTCTTCATCGGTGGCAATCAGAGCCTTGATAGAATTCGCGTACATCTCCATCAGGGCAGAAATCAGACCTTCCTTGTTCTCGGTGTGCACAAGCATATCATCGACCGTCTTTCGGTTGATGCCCTTGTTGCGGGCAATGAACGCGCCATAGAACAGAGCGGAAGTGTTCTTGATGGGGTTGATGCCGTTAGAAAACTCGTAAATCTGGAAGCCGTTGCGTTCAGTGGCTTCGGCGCTCTCGCGGGTAAAAGTCAACTCGTAAGTGTTCTTGCCATCGGGGGAATGAAAGTTGATAACCTTAGCAGCCATAATAAATGCTCTCCTTTATAAATAGGGGCAGAACCAAATCCGTTGTTCAGTTCTGCCCAGTTTGATTGATTCGATTTTTGCGGTTTAGCCGCCATTAACAGTCAGGCTCTCGCTGAACTTCGGGGTAGAGTGGAAGATGCAATTGATGGTCATTTCCACGACCTCGTCTACGCCAAAGCCGGACAGACCGACCTGATGCATACCCTGCCAAGTAAAGCCGGAACCGTCCTGCATCTTCAGAGCGTAGTATTTGTCCACGTTGCTCTCAGAGGTATCGTCATAACCAGCAGCCTTGACGGCGGCGTAGTCGGTCTTGTTGTAGTTGGCGGTAAAGGCTTTGGTGTCAGCCTGAACGATGCCAAAAATCTGCTTCTGCATACCATCAGACAGGGTGGTTGCATCCAGAAGGTTCGGGTCGGAGATCAGGTCGGGCACATCCTTGATGTCGCACAGCTTCGTCAGAGCGGTTGCGCTGTCGCCACAGTAAAGGGTAGTGTTCAGACCGGAGATAGCAGTACTCATAGAATGTTTACCTCCTTAGTTTCGGTAAATCATTCCGTCCTCTCCGATTGTTGCCCCGTAGCTGCAATCAATCCGATAGACGGAATTGTTGTACAGCCCATTCAACGGGGCAAACGATTTGCGATAAAATTTAAGCGGTTCAAGAACAGAATCCACGATTCCAACAATGGAGCGTGCTTCCGCAATGCGTCCGGTATTCTTATTGGAGTAGACCCGCACACGCAAGGAAACGGCAGCGTACTTGCTGTGACCAGCAGAATCAATGTGCACAGGCAGATTGCTGTTTTCCTCTATCTGCACACACGGGAACTTCTTGGAATTGCTGTCATTGATTTCACCAGTGATAAAGATGCCGGGAACTTGCTTTCGCAGCTCCTTAGCAACAGCCGTGTAGATAGAATTGAAATAATCAATCAACTATTCCAAACCTCCCTCCACGTTGCTTCGACCTGAGAAGCCATTTCCTCAACAGCTCCCCACATAGCCATAGCTGCATCGTTACCGCTGGTGTAATTCAACTGGCCTTTGCCGTCTACTTCCTTGACAGGCGTACCAGCATTGCCGGATTCTCCGTAGTAGTACCAGCGCTTATGCTTGCCGTTTTCCTTGCCGTATGTGCCGTGTTCACCAACGCCATTAGGAAGTTCGCCACCATAAGCAGAGTGCATAACGCCAGTACCAAACTCGATAAAAGCAACCGATTTGCCCTCTGCAATGATGGTGCAGGTGTTTCCGTTCTGCTCAACACGGCAAGAAACATCGTTGTTACCGGCATATTCTGCATTGGCAAAACGAATTTTCGCCACATCAAGCCCTTTGTCAGCCAACGCCTTTGCAAACTCCTGCACCTTTTTGTTCAGGGCGGTCTTGTACTCCTGTATCTGACGTTCCGCATCACGAAGTCCGGCATCGCTCAACCTCACTTTAATTTTCACTTGCAACCACCTCTTTCAGCGCATACAGCGTGTCCGTGATATGCTCTGCGACCTTGACTACGATGTAGTTGTAAGGCATATCCGGTTTTACACCGAACCAGACATGGCTACCCTCGCAAAGTGAGTTATTGTTAAGCTTGCTGGAAGAGCCTAAAATGTCCCTTGACGCCAGCTTTGAATATCCAATAAGAAACCAATTTCTCCGTTTCTTTCTTGGTGTACTGACAACGTAGCTGTAATCCGTGAACGCGCCAAAAGGGCTTGCTTCCGCAGAACCAGTAGGCGGGCTGACGTTCAGCATCAGCTTTGCGGGGTCGCTCCACGTCTGCGATGTTTCGCCGGTTTCATTGCCCCACTCGTCCACGACAGGCGTTTTCTCGCCAACAGGGTTCGAGTACCACAGCGGGCGCTTGTCCAGCGGGCTTCCATTGAACATCAGCCGATAACACCTACTCTCGGAACCACTTCATTTAACAGGGACTGTGCCACATCGGAACTTTCCCACACACGAGTAATGCCGTTGTTGGTATAGCTCGTCTGTCCGTTTGCGCCGATGTGGTTATACAGTTCCGCTGCAATGCGTATCTGCAACGACTGATACTGCGAGGGCAACTCGTCCGGTCTGTTGCCGAAGGGGTAGCCCTGCGCAAATATCTTGTCTTTGGCGAAATCAAGCAGCAGGTCAAAGAGTGGGTAGTCCTCGTCCGTGATTGCACGGTCAAGTGCGGGGGCAATGTACTGCCCCAGCTTGACTGCCGCTTCAGAATACTGATTTCCCATGCTGCTTTTCTCCTTTCGCCTTAATAAGCCTTGATGCAGTACACAGCGTCCATGCGCTCAAAGGACGGCAGGACGATTTCAGAAGCATAGACGTTGGCGTTGACCGGGTGAACGGTCAGCTCGGTGGTAATGGCAACGCCAGTGTTCACGATGGACACGGATGCGCCGGACTGACCAGACAGCAGATCGGCTTCTTCAGGAGTAGTGCCGTACCAAGTGCTGCCCAGAGCGCCGGAAGGAGCAACCACCACCATGCCATCGGGCAGATACTTCTCGCTTGCGCTGTACTGGTCTGCCTTGAACATCTTGTCGTACAGATGGATGGTCAGGCCGGTTGCAGATTCGATAATCTGCCGTGCTTCAGCGTCCAGCAGAACGGCGTTTGCCTTTGCGGTGACCGTCATAAACCGATTCTTCACCTCGTCCGCAGCAATCATGTTGCGGAAGGTGGCGGTGTTCATGTACACCTCAGTCACGACCTCGCCAACGCTTGCCAGAACAGCGTCCTTTGCGGCATTCAGATCGGCAATGGGGGTGGCGGTGGTAGCAGACCACTTAGACTTGGCAACACCACTGATATCCTTAAAGTTGGTGGACTTCCAGCCGCCGTCCGGGTCGTAGTTGTAGGTGTAGTTCACGCCGTTTGCCTTGATGGTAATGCTGGGAACGCCATTGGCGGGAGCCAGCAGCTGCCAGATCATGCGCTCAGGGACGATGCGAGCGCCCGTGATAAGCTGTGCTGTGTCATCGTACAGACGGTTCATCACGTCACGAGCATAGGGGTCGTTGCTGTCCAGAACACGCAGGATTTCCTGACGGTCTTTCTCGCCCAGATGGTAGCCCTCACGGAAGAACGGCATCTCGGTCTCATCGAACTTGAAGCCCTCACGGGTGCGGAACGTAGCCTTTGCGTCAAATGCGCTTGGCATCAGAGAAACGCCCACGCCCTTGTGGCCACGCAGCCACTTCAGGTCGAGACCGGCCTTCTTCTTAGCGGGGAAAAGTGCGTCAGATGCAAAGGGCATCGCATTGGTGGGGTCGTTCGTCCAATAGGCGGCAATCGCAGCCGGGGCAAAGACTTCCTTAAGATTCAGTGCCATGTTGTTTTACCTCCTATTAAGCGTTCACGCTGATGTTGTCACGGCAGAAGATGCCGGGAACGGCGGTCTTGAGTGCCTTGATTGCGTCAGCGTCAAAGGTGAAGCTGGAACTTGCTGCCGCCTTCTTGGTGTCGATAACGCCACGAATCAGCAGGGAAGCATTGGGGTTCTCTGCCGGGTCAACGTCATACAGCAGGATGCCGTCAGCGTTGATGGTCTTAGAACCAGTCTCGCCAGCAGCAACAGCTTTCTTACCAGCCAGCGTCATGGGATAGCCAGCCTTAACCGCAGCAGTTTCGGTCACGGTAAAGGGGATGGCGGTGTAGTCATTGGAAGCAAGGATGGTATCGTTGATTCCGTTGACCGTGTTTCGGGTAAACTTCATGTTTTCCTCCTTGTTAATGGAAAGCACTCATTGCGTCACTCGATGCCTTAGAAGTATTTGCGTTCTGCTGTGCAAGGCTCTTCGCAAACGCCACGCCCTCACTGTCAGAACCGCCCTTGCCATCCGCACCCGGAGGTGTGGGCATATCCTTCAGCAGAGAAGCCTTGTATGCGGTGTCATGGGCGGTCATAAACTCCGACTGGAACTTAAACACCTTGTCCATGTCACCGTCAGCCAGCGCAGACGCAGCCTTGTTGGCAAGTTCAGCGTCATAACCCTGTGCAACGAACTTCTCACGGTAGGATGCAAGGGTCTTTTCCTTGACGAGGTTCTCCTTGTCGGCAGTCAGGGCTTCAATCTGCTTCTGCATCTCTGCCAGCTTGTCAGCCTGTTCCTGCGCGGCATTTTCATCATCGGTACGCTTTGCCTTGAGCTGCTTCTTGTACTCGGCAGCTTCGCCGTTGGCTTTCGTCACAGCGTTACGCAGCTTCTCCACCTCTGCGTTAGGGTCTGCAACCTTTTCAAGCGCAGAAATGATTTCATCGGCGGTCATGCCCTCTTTGTAGGCATCACCAAGCAACACATTGAGTTTCATATCGTTAATTTCCTCCTGCGTTTTTTTACCGTTGCTTCCCTGCAACGCTGCGAAATTTGTATCCCGGCTTCCCTGCCGGAATATATCAGCCCGAAAATTCGGGGTGATTCTTTATTCCTTTGGATAAATTCTTTTGTACGGCTCAATGCCACTATCCAAAATAGATTTTTCTCGCGCCGAATTTCGGTCAGGGTTCGTCCATTTGAATTTTCCACATTTCGTGCAGATATATTCGCACTCCATTTCGCGTGGTTCGTTTCCGTTGATGCCGTGCGTCCAATGCCAACGAGAAAGCGTATAGTCATGTTTGCAAAACAACTGTTTCCAAAAATCACGCATTATCTTTTTCTCCATCCGCATTGTTTGGTTGTTTATCAGCCATGTTCCCGACATTTGTGTCGGTAGCATCCTGTTTAGGCTGTTCCTGCGGCTTCGGTGCTTTCCCGTCCTCGCCCAACTTGCCAGCGGCAATCAGGAAGGGCTTGCTCATTTCATAAGCAGCCTGTGGGTCAGGGAACAGACCGGGCGTAGTGAACGCCAGCTGCGGATCAATGCTCTGACTGAGCATCTGCGCGAAAATCTGAACCTTGCTCTGCTGGTTATCGTACTGACGGCGTGGCAGTTTGATGTTGATGTCACTTGCCATCAGCTTAGAACCAGCCGTATCACGCAAGATTTTCAGCATTACAGACAGGCTTTGGCGTTCAGCAAATTTGAACATATTCTCGTACTGCTGCGCCCTTGCTTCGGTGTGATTCCAACCGTTGCGGACGATGACCGCGCCAACATTGTCGGACGTTGCGTTCTCACTGCCAGTAGCACTAGGCATGGCAGTCAGACTGCGGTACACATTCAACATGGAATCAAGCAGGGTCTGGCTCTGCTGCTGGTCAAGCTCGTTTGCAATCTGAGAAACAGAAGCGGGCAGGCCAGCGGTGGATTTCAGGCACATTGCGCCCAATTCCTTCACCTTGTTCAACGCATCCTCGTCAACAAGGCAGTTTGTAAACACCATGATGGACTGAATAAACTGTGCCACACCGTCCAGACGGTTGCTTTCAAGGTCGTTGATGGCATCCAGCACAGGGATTGCCGGTTCAAACAGACCCATTCGCTCCGGGTTCAGCTTATATTCGACCATCGGCAGCATTCCGAGAGAGTGATTCTCCGACTTCGTTACCTTGCCGTTGTCGATTTCAAAATACTGGTTTGGCGTATACACGCAAATCAGGTCGTTCAGGTCATTCTGATAATTGCGTGGGATGTGTAGCACGTTGGCGATAGGCTTGTGGCCAATGCCGGAGTTGTAAATCACATACGCCATATCCGGGTCGGGGACATCCACCAGCAGGGGCGTTTCGTCCGGGTAGTTGCCGTTATACCCCTTGTCAGGAAGAACAATGCGGTATCCCTGTCCGCACTCCAACATCCACTGCCAGAGCCGCCGATCAAGAGCATCCTTGCCCTCATACTGCAAAGCGTTGGACAGGCGGGCGATTTCCTCACCGTCACCTGTTGCCGTTTCAGACCGCACATAAGAGCAGGGAGTGCCGCTCATGTAGCCTGTGTAGAAGCCCACGCACTCGTTGGCGTGGTTCTCTACAATGCGATTGGTGATTTCGGCGTGGTACTCCTTCGTGCGTTCGAGGACAGGCTGGCTACCCAAGTAGTAGTTGTGCAGAAAGCGGATCTCGTTCTTATTCAGCAGATGAATAGGCTCCGCCTTGCCCATGACCACTTTCAGCACGTTTGCCCGATTGATTTCCGTCTCCGGCGTTTCAATCGGTCTGCGTCCGGTCAGCGGCTTATTCAAAAAGTCGTCAACAACTATCTGATACTCAGCCATGCGTTCCTCCTTTCCGGCAAAATAAAAAGCGCAGCAAGACAAACCTGTTAAGGTCTATCTCACTGCGCTTACAACTGCGCTTCAAAAGCTATTCAGTTTTTAAACTTTGGTACGGAGACCCATGTATCTTTTGGAAGGTTAGAATCTCCAATTGTAATCCAATGGCAAAGAGGGCACAAAAGAGAGAACTTGCCTTCCACTTCGCCAAGATAACGCCCACAATCACACGGATTGCCGTTTGCGTCTTTTCGAGGACGCTTGCATCGTACTTTTGCTACCATCTGTGCTCCTTTCGTTGGATTTCTGGAAACAGGCTGTTGAGCACAGACCTGTCAGAAGCTACTGGGAAACTGTTCGCACTTCCAGCCGTGCTATTCTTCGCCCGAAGAAAACCATTGCAGCCTTTACATTCAGTTGTTGGACAGACGTAAACGGGTCAGCTGCAATTTTGGTGCTGCATAATGGATTTGAACCAATGTATGTCCGGTTATGAGCCGGATGCTCTAGCCTGACTGAGCTAATGCAACATAGAAACCCGGCTTGATTGGTTAACCGCTGCTCTTTGCAATGTCATACCTAAACATTACATTGAGAGCCGGGAATAGCGGTGTGAGATTCAGAGAATAGAAAGCCACGCAAAGCTAGGTAGTTGGTTGTGCTGCGTAACGGAATCGAACCGTTGCTTGCCAGCCGTGGGGGAGACAGGCTGGCATTCCCCTTACAATTGGAAACGCAACATATAAAGCCCGGTGAAGGGAAAGAGTGATAAACCTCCACCGGTGAAAGGAGGAATATGCTTGTTGACACGCACGCGAGCAAAATGACAAAACCCCGCGTGCAAGCTATTCCTTTAAGGGAAGCTGCAAAACTTCCTGCGTACATTATAAGCCTTGTCAAGTGGTGAAATCAAATAAATAGACCCAGCGAACACAATATATTGTGTTTTTAATCAAAAAGGCCTCTTGACAGGCTCAATTTTACTGATTCCGTTATACAATTCATCGGCAAGTTGCGCCAAACTGTCCGGTGCATCATCGTGCGGAACTTTGCCAAGCTGCGTGAACATCGTCACCTGTTCCATAAACGACTTGTACTCTTTCGACTGGTGTTTTTCGTCAAGGAAATAGAACCGCTTAATGTCCGGCGCATACTGGATGATTCTTGACAGCTTGCTTTGGCCACTCGGCGCACGCTGGCTACGAACAGAGCAGTGATAGCCATGCTGCCGAAGCTGGCTGTCCACCACGTCACAGTATTCGTCGCCGCCGTTGTTGGCTTCACCACGCACTACGTTGATTTTGTGTTGGATGATTTTGCCCACGACTTCCGGTCTGGTCACGGTCTTATCGCCATTGTTGAACACAAGGTCAGGGATGAACACAGCATCACCGTACACATAAGCGATAGGACAGGCGGTGAAGTCACCGCCGCCCCATGCAATATCCATGACCATGAGCTTGCGATCAGGCTCTCCATCAGGCAGAACGCCGTTGAAATACCGCAGTTCATCGGCAGGAAACAGCAGACCTTCACGCACATAGGGCTTACCCATGTACTTTGCCCACCATGTTGCATCATCAATGCTGGCTTTCATATCGGCATAGTAGGCATCGTCAAATCCAACGCCATAGTCATAATTGAAGTTGCTGTGTCCGTTCTCATCCACCGCAGGAATCACACGGAATCTGTACTTCGGGTTGTCTGCATACTGGTTCTGGATGCGTCCCAAAGGGTCAAGCACGTTCCAGCGCGTGCCGACCATCAGCTCTAATGCGCCTTGCTTTTTACGGTCTTTCAGCTGGTTCAGATAGGCATCGTACTTGTTGTTCAGACGTTCAACGTTTAGGCTTTCCTCCAAGTCCTCGATCAAGTCATCGCTGTACAAAACGCCGCCCTCACCGATTTCAACAGCACCAGTCAGAGTGCCGCCAATAGATCGGCAAGTCAGGGTGGGGAAGCGCTTCTTTCGGTTCAGGTCAACGCTTTCGTCCTTTGCGCTCTTGTCCACAAGCTGAACGTCAGGGAAGATTTTGCCCCAGTTGTAAGTAACAGGGTCAGTGATGATAGACAGCACTTCGCCGTAGAAGCCGTTGGTCAGCTTGTCGGAATGTCCGCTCATAACCGATGCAACGTCAGGGCGATTACCCATTAGCCATGTGATAAAAAATATACAGAGCGTACTTTTTCCTGTACGCGGGGGCTGACTAACCCCAAGAAATTCTACACGATGGAAAAACAAGTCCTCTAGGTCACGCACCAACGTCAAAAGCACTTTTCTTCGTGGCTGATAGAACTTCTTTTCCGGCGCACGATTCCATTCAAGGTAGATGCAATAGCTGTCGAACACATCTTTTGCTTCAAACAGGTACGTCCGGCCGATAATGTCATATACCTTCGCCACGTCCTCTCCTGTTTTCATCTTGCCCATCATGGCTGCACAGACAGAGCGCAGCTCACCAGAGTATTTGTAGGCATCAAACCGTTTGTCCTGTGGCAAAGCGTCTCTCAGGTTCACCACCGCCTGAAACCAGTCCTCGTAGACCTGCGCTTCGGTCGGATTTTGCTTTGCATACGCTTTGATGCTGTCAATGATGGCGATACACTGCTTTGGCTGCATAAAAAAATAGGCACCCCCTACCTGAAAATGTAAAGAGTGCCTACAACTGCACAAAAATCAAATATTCGGTTTTATAATGCTGCTTTCGGAAAATTATTTGCTAAAATCCATCTTAATAAATGGGCTGCTCAGTTTATTTGACTTCTTCTGCAAGCTGGTTGAGCCTGCGTTTCAGCTCGTCCGCATCGTAGTACAAGGCGTCTGCGATGGCATTGAGGATATCGGGCTTGTCGGTGTAATCGCACAACGTTTCAATGAGCTTCAAGCTCTGATCTGACAATTTTGCGGTTTTCATGCTATTTTCCCTTTCTTTTTTTGTTTTTATTCTAGGTTGCGAACAATTTCACCTGTTCTGTTCAGCAATCCGATACCATGTCTGGCGGGTCACGCCAAGCTGTTTGGCAGCGTCCGTGACCGTGAGAATGCGCTTCTCCACCTGCTCATGGAGAACGTCAAAAAGGTTTCGATCATACTCGGTGGGTTTGCGGCCTTCCCTGTAATCAGGGCGCTGACTGGCAATCTTCTTGCCCTCTCTGGTGCGTTCAACAATCATGTCACGCTCAAACTCGGCGAATGCAAGCATCACAGTGCGAATGACCTTGCCGGTGGGGGAGTTGTTCATAACCCCCATGTTCAGGATATTCACCGAAACGCCCTTATCAATGAACTGGTCTATCAGTTCAAGACCATTCTTAGCGGAACGAGCAATGCGGTCAAGTTTCGCCACGATCAGCGTGTCTCCCGGCTGGATTTCAGCCATAAGCTTGTCCAATTCGGGTCGATGCAGCTTTGTGCCGGTGTAAACGTCCGAAAAGATTTTCTGTGCGCCGTTGGCTTTCAGAAGTTCCGACTGAGCTTCAAGGCTGTTGCCATCAATCGCCTGTCCAGCGGAGCTGACACGAGCGTAACCGTAAATCATTCTGGTTCACCGTCCTTTTCCTCTACTACTTCATAGCAGCCAGCACGAGTAAGTTTCCCATTTGCAGGTTCTACGACCAGTCTGTACCCGAAAACCTCAAGAATTTGAACCATTGTGGATAATTTCATATCATCAGCGAGGACACGAGAAGATGCGCTGGAAATGGTTTTGTAGTCAAGCTTTTCTCGGAGATATTCGTATGTTTTATGCTGATTCTTCATTATGTCACGAAGAATTTCGCTTGAGTTCACCTTGTTATTCGTTGCAGCCATTTTTTCGTTCCTCTCTTTCTTTAATGCCAGTATACGCTTTCTAGCGTAAATTGTCAAGAGTTTTCTCAATTTTACTATCACCAAGTCCAGATATTTCTGAGGTCTCACTTATGTGACCGAATTATATTTACAGAATGTATATATTTTATAAAAAGAGCGATAATTCGTAATGTGAAAAATCTGTTTGTAAACTTATTTATTTACATTCTGGGAGCGAACCGCTATCAAATATCACACATCTGTGACACAAATTCAGATATATCTGATGCAAATTATACAAATTGGGCTGTTGACAACTATATACCAAGCGTCTATAATCTAAGACAGCAGAACACACGATGAATCAGCCAGCAACGGCAGATTTATCCTTTGTGGCATAAAAAAATAGGCCGCCAGCCCACCGACCAAAGTAGCGCTGACGACCTATTCCACCACAAAACAGAAGCTGCGCAACCAAGGGCGCAGTCTCGGTTTCTGTCAATTATTATAGCAGAAGCAGACCGCTTCTGCAATAGAAAGGAGCAAAAAACATGAACTTTCCCACGACAACCGAAGAATTTCTGAAAACCCTCTCACACGGCAAAGAACCGACCAGCGAGGACATGGAGTACGCAGAAGCGCTGGGCAAGCTGTCCGAACTGAACTACCGGGCAGGGTACGAAGCGGGAGCAGCCAAAAATAATGGCTGAGTTTTGTGCAAAACGTAGAAAGTGGTTTGTCAAGATGAACGAACACTAAATGTAGTGTTTCGTGGGTCTAATTCCGCTTGACTTTACTACATTTTGCGATTAAACTTAATGCACCTCAAAGAAAGGAGATAAGAACATGGCAAGAAGTCCCTACATCGAAGCATACCGCCATCAGGTAGCCGTCGGCTTCACTGATCGTCAGTACGAGTTGCTGGTGGAGCACTGCAAGAAGTGCCGCGTATCGCTGTCACAGGCCGTCCGCGATGCATACCTTGAGAAGTACCCCATGCCAAATGATGAAAACGAAAAATGATACGCTCGCTAAAGTTTGGCGACCACAGCGAACGTATCATATCAACCCTGAGAGAAGCATTCTCTCGCCGTTATTATAGCAGAAAATTGCTTCTCTCACAAGTGAAAAGGAGCTTTTTAATGCAACTTTCTTTGTCTGAGAACATCAAAATCTTCAACAACGCCGAGTTTGGTGAAATCCGTGTCATGCTCATTGACGATGACCCTTGGTTTGTTGGCAAGGACATTGCGGTAGCGCTTGGCTACGCAAAGCCTGAGAACGCACTGTCAGCACACGTTGATGAGCAAGATAAAACCACTACCCTGATTCAGGGTGATGGTTCTAATTACAAGAGCAAGACAACCATCATCAACGAATCCGGCCTATACAGTCTGATTTTTAGCAGCAAGCTGGAAAGCGCACAGCGGTTCAAGCACTGGGTCACTCACGAAGTCTTGCCGTCCATCCGTAAAAACGGGATGTACATGACCGACAACCTGTTGGAGACGGCTATTGCCAACCCGGACTTTGTGATCGGGCTGATTCAGAACATGAAGGCCGAGAAGGAAAAGAACGCAGCGTTGCAGACGCAGAACAAGCAGCTCTGCGAGAAGAACGAGGAGATGCAGCCTAAGGCGGACTACTTTGACGACCTCGTGGCGTGGAACGTGTCTACCAATTTCCGATCGACCGCAAAGGAACTGCGCATCCCTGAACGTCTGTTTATCAAGATGCTTATTTCTGACGGGTACATCTACCGTGACAAGAACAAGGGCATCCTGCCGAAAGCGGGCAAGGGCGACGGCCTGTTTGCGGTCAAGGAATACTGCAACCAGAAAAACAAGCACGGTGGCGTACAGACCAGAGTAACGCCGAAAGGCCGTGAGACGTTCCGTCTGCTCTATGCAAGCATCCGTAGAAACGGATAATTGAGGTTTTGCTCATTTTTGAGCAAAACTCATACGGCGGACATTTTTGTCCTCCGTGAAATAGTCCAATAAAAAAGCCAGTGGTTAGAGAACATCTAGCCGCTGGCTTTTTATTTTTACCAATTTATAGCAACAACTTCATAAGAATCGAAATCAAAATCGTTTTTGTTAAATTCTATTTCAAATGGTACGGAAGAATTTGCATTTACATCATAAATATAATCGTAATCTCCGCCTAAAACAACGCCTCCTTTTTGGAAAATAACGGATACGCGAACTCGGCTTGAATCTTTATTGCTAGAATTTGTTACGTTGCCAGTAATTCGGCCATAGTATTTGCCATCAATGTAGTTTAAGTCAGAAGCTTTTATATCAGAAGAATAAATCGAATTACTATTATCGATATAATAAGAAGAACTGGCTGAAACCGAAACAGTAGAAGGCTCTCCTCCTTGGAACGTAACATAGTCAGCATAACGAATTGTATCGCCAGCAGCAATTGTCCCAATATAGCTTGTATCAACTTTTATAATCTTGCCATCAGAATCTTTTACTGCAACCGTAAGCTGAGCAAGACTTACTGCTTTGTTTTTGTTATTGTTTGTGACTTCAACAGCATAAGTTTGGTTAATATATCCTAAATTGCGATACCAAGACGCTCCAAGAAGTTTTACAGATACGCTTTCGTTTGAACCCGTTTGGCTTCCATTGCCGCCATTGATTCCACCTGAACCAGAATCAGAGCATCCGACAAATAGCAGAACGCACATCGCGGCAATTAGTAAGGCCGCAACAATTCTCTTTCTCATTTCGATTCTCCCTTCCTTTGGCTTGTTGCCTTTAGCTGATTATAGCACAATCTAGGCTCCGAAAGGGGTCTTTTTGTATTTTTAGGAATTTTTGGAGACTTGCACAATCGGATGGGTGTCGTTTTGTGAAGGAGGGGTGGGTGTTGGTAAGAGGAACGCCGAAAACGCCTTTTTCTTTGAAAAATTTTATCGCGGGCATGACCCACCCCACCCCCGGCGCTCCTTGCATACCCCGCCGGTGGAGACCACAGCCCCAGCACACCCGGGGGGACTGCACAGAACAGGCAGCAGCGCAGGCCGTGCCAGATGCAAGGCAGACCATGCCCGCAGCAGACCGCGCACAGGCACACACGCCCGGACGCTGGACACGCTGCACCGGTCTGCACTCGATGCCAGACAGGCCGCGCGGGGTGATCTGGATAGCGGCGGGCGCTGGAGAACGTGGAGTGTGTCCGAAACTGAGCAAAAGCGGACAGCCCAAAACCTCAAAAATAAGTACGCAAAAAAGCGTAAATGCCTATTGACATTTACGCAAGAAAGCGTATAATATAATCAGACGCAAGAAAGCGTAACACCTACCAAACACCACCACAAAACAGGAGGACAAACCCATGAAGTTAGAATTCAGAACCAAGACCAACGCATACGGGATGGCGCATTATCTGTGCATCGACACCAACGCAAAGACCTTTTCCCGCGTCCCTGACGGCTGGGTATCTAAGGACGTCCCTATTGTAGCAAAGCGGGATATGGACACGATCAAGGCGCAGGCCATTGCAGACGGATACACGGAGGTATAAAAATGACCAGATCTGACGAACTTAACGCAGAAATTCGCAATCAGGCTGTTCGCCTGTATCCCAAGTGTGCTGGGCTTTTTGAACTGCCGTTAATGGTATATACTCAGATTGTAGCGGACAACCTGACCCGCTCCAAGCCGTACCGCCTCAGCGTTGAGCGTTGCAAAAAAATCATTTTGGCAATGCCTGAGTTTGATTGATGGAGGGTTTACAATATGATTACTTTGGACTTTTCCCAGTGGGCCGCCCTCTGGTACATCGGCGGCATGGTCTCCGGCGCGCTGGTTATGATCGCATTTCTCAACAGCTAACAAGGGAGAAATAAACAATGAAATATCAAAAATATTTAGATTCTCTTTCCACCGAAAGAAAATATTGCTTGCTTGACCGTATGCGGATTGATTGTGAGTATTTTTTGGGATTCGGCGCACGGCATGAAAAATATTTGTGGGCTGAAAGCGTAAAAGAGCAAATTGAAAGTATGCTTTACTTGTATGATAGCATCAAGCAAAAGCCGGAATGGCTAACGCGTGAACAGATCTTGAATTACAAAAAGCTAATGGAGGGCTAAAAAATGACGACGTTTGAAGAAAAAGTGAACGCATACCGCGAAAACAAGCGGCTCATTGAAGAGCTTGAAGCAATGAACGACGCCGTAAAGGCTGAAATAATTGACATGATGCACGGCGCACCCGAAATGGTGCAAGGCACTGCAAAGGCCATTTACAAGGACGTGCAGAGTGTCCGACTTGATAGCAAGCTACTCAAGACGCTGCACCCGGATGTATACGCTGAGTGCAGCAGCAAAACCAGCTACAAGCGTTTTAGCGTGGTATAAGGGGGGTGCAACTTATGTTATACTATCGTATTCCGGCAGGGCTTGACGGGCGGGCGGTTGTGTCCGCTGGCGCCTATTGTGGCAAGGTCAAGCGGTATCTAATCGGCGGTGAGCTGTACACGGCTAAAGAGTGCGTCCGCTATGGTATCAGCACGGCAGGGCTTGAGCCTGTCACAATCTCACAGCGCCGCACCTTTACCAATTTTGGCGTTAGGATGGAGGTGCACGCATGATATTTTCTTGCATCCTGTTTTTCTTTTGGTTTTTCTCTGCGTTGTTTAAGGCGTCCAAGTGACGCCACACGGACACTTTAGCGGGGCTGCACCGTAAAGCAACCCCTCCCCATCCCAAAAGGGCAAAAAAACTTTCTGCAAGTCCTGTTAATGGGGCTTGCGATATGGTACAATCTAGTTAATAAGACGGCTGCAAGCCGCAGGAGGGTTATTATTATGGCATCTGCACAGGTTATTATTGACGCCGTTGTTGCAATCAATGGCACCGTGTCCCGCTCTTATGGCGTTGTGTCCAGCGTCAGCACCCGCCCGGAGGGCCCCCAAGGCACCGACAAGTTAACGGCAGAGGGCTGGACAGTACACAAGCCGCAGGGCGTACCGTATCGCAAAGCCGTTATGATCGAGTTACCCGCAGACGTGCACGACGGGAGCTATAATGTGGGCGGCTGCACCCTTAACGGTTTGTATGCTGACCATGCCGCCCGCGATGGTATGGGGGCAACTGTATATGTGCTTTGCAATCCGCAGCAGGGCGCAACATCCCGCGATTATAACGGCGCGATTGATAACACCATTGCCGCCGGTCTATCCTTGTCTGTACCGCAGGCAGACGGCACGCGCGCAATTGTCCCCGTCAAGGTGCTTGCAACTACTGCACTGTATAACGCGTTGCACCCCGGTTATAACGCATAACAAGCACATTTCCACCCCGCCCAAGCCCGCAAGGGCCACACGAAAACTGCAAGCCCTACCAGGGCAAGCGAAACGCTTTGAAAATCAAATATCGGAGGTCACGCATGGAATATAAAATCACACCATCCAGCCGCGGCGGTTTCACGGTTCGTGCCGGATACACCCACAAGGGCGGTGAGTTAAACCCGACCGGCGGCCCCGGCGTAACAATGCCCGCTTTCATCGTTTACGAAAGCTGCCACTGCGACACCCGCCGTGAAGCATCCGCCGCAGTTGAACACATGAAAAAGAAATACCATTGACCCGGACACCTTGACAGGGCGCACCAATCAAAGCGCCCTGATCCCATCCGGCACCCCGCCCACGCTGGCGGGGCTTTTCTTTTGCCTTGCATCTGCTGAGGGTGCAGGGCTTTTATTTTGCCCTGCTAAAATGTAGCCCAATACAAGCGTTTACAGCGCGTTTTGTGCCGTAAATGCAATTTATACCGCCCACGCCATAAAACAGCACGCAGGGCTTTACAGGCGTTTTTCCTGCAATTTGTACCGCTCGGCCGCCGCAGATACCAGACCGACACAAGCAGCTATAATACCGTCTGCGACACGCTGGAGCGTATCACAGCGCCCGAACGCCCTCCAGCGCATACCGGATACCACCGCCACGCCGGGCGGCTGTACAGGCCAGCACAGACCGCCCTATTATAATAAGGTATATAAGGCGCAACGGTGCCCACCTGTTATAGATCTATGCCAGACAGTACAGCACACCACAGACCATGCAAGCCCGGCGGGGTCTCGATACTTTCCACGCCTGGCATTAGCCTGGCATTGTGCTTTCTTCCTGGCACGGCGGCGCGGAACAATTGACGGCTACCGCCGTGTCTCTTTTCGGGCTTTCGCCCGATAGCCAATAAGGGCAAGCAATAGTCGTAGCGTTCCGACTGGAATAGTCGTAACAGCTTCTGAAATAGTCGTAGCCAATAGTCGTAGTTTCTCCAATAAAATAGTCGTGGAATAGTCGTAAAGTCGTCAGACGACTAGCTTTTAAAGTCCTATATATAGTATAGTAACGAGCAGTTCGCCGATAGTCGTAGAGTAATAGTAGTAGCGTTTTCTTTCAAATTATCGTCAAATAGTCGTGTGTTTTTTGTGTGAAATAGTCGTTCTCCTTTTAGAGAAAGAGAGGTGCGATAGTCGCTAAGCCATCCGACCACACCAAAAATCACCTCTCGTTCCAATTTCGCATAATTTATTCTTTCGATAGTTATATCTATTTCGTATAATAACCGTACTTATTATAGTATACAGATATAGTTGCTCCCGATAATCACAGATTATTTCGTATAATAACTCGTACCATCCGATTCGGTCTGTTCCTGCTTGTTTTAATTCCCAGTAATGCACTGTGATATTTCAAGTAATCCATAGCATTCTGCTAGGAATAGTCAATGCAACATTTGTACATATTCAACCGACAACAAAATGAAGTCAATTCTCCATGTGAAATAGTCGTAAACCATCCACCAGCCCGAACTTCACGCCAGTTCTCGCCTACGGTCTGCTCTGCTGGCTAACGGTGTAGCTTTGGAGATAGAGGGTTGTAGGGGGAAAGAACCTTTGCAAAAACATTCGGTTGTCGTTTTCAGTTGTCGCAGTTGTCAAACCATTTTGGCATGGGGGCCTCAAACAATTTATTTGTTTGAGGGGGGGGAGTTAGGGGGATTATAGGGAGTAATAGGGGTTGTAGGGGAAAGAGGGGGAAGAAAGGGGGGAAGATTGGATGCAAACGCATCACGTGCATCCATTCGCATTCAAACGCATCACGCTGATAGTCGTAGTCATATCAGCCCAAACGTCACTCGATCAAGACGGTTTCTGCTCAAAATCAGACCTTGCCGTTTTCTCTCGATAAATAACAGACGAAAAAAGCATGGAATAGTCGCAGAGGGTAGTTTTACCACCTGATACCATTCCATGCTTTTCATTCCGTTTGTTAATTGGTGATTATAGCGGAGATTTGAATTCTGCTATCTGCTTGCATCTTGCGCATACGCTCCGCAGCCGCTTCTTTCTGTTCGTCCGTCATAATTCTTGTGGTTGCAAACCGAACCAGTCGCTTGGGCATCTCATACCACTTACCGTCCTTGTCCTGTTTGACCAGCTTGTACGATGCAGGCTCACGTTCGCACAGCTTGTCAAGCTTGCGCATATACACCGGGTCAGCGGTATAAACCGATGCAGTATCTTCCGCTGCGTTGAAGTTGACGATGGTCTCTTGTTCCAGTCGAGTGATGTTCATAATCGTTTCCCTCCGTTTGTTGATTGATGAAAAATATTTATGGGGTTCAGGCGGTAACTTTATCGCCCAGACCCTGTTATCTGTTTTTCTTTCCTATTCTACTGTGACGATACGAGCACAGAAGAGATGCTAGGCTACTATCACTCAATCGCTTCGTATGTTTTCTCGAAAATGTCAGGTTTACACGGGTAGATTTCGCCATTTACGCCACGAATGATATAATCGCCAGTCCTCGCAATCATAGTCCCTTCAAGCGTTTTAATCTCGCACCACGCAGGTCCATCGTAAAACTTTCCGATGTCATGCGTGATAATATCATTGCTACTTACTGCATCCCAGAACCAATCTGCTCCAACAAGTCCTCGTGCATTGAGCTTGAATGCTTCGATAACAACTGGCTTCTTTCGGTATTTCATGCTTGTTCTCCTCTCGTTACATCCACACGCATTCTTTGAACTGCTGTGTTTCCATCTGGAACGTGATGTCTAGTGACCCCACGTTGCCCTCTTTGTTCTTCTCAAGCGCAAAGTGATAATGCTCTTCTGGTCTCTTTTGCGTTTTTACTTTCTGTGCCAGCAGGATGATTGCATCTGCGTCCTGCTCGATTTGCCCGGATTCTCGCAGGTCTGCGGCGGTCGGTGGGATACCCGCTCTTGCGGTCTCTCGATTGAGCTGTGCAAGTGCCACCACCAGCGTTCCTGTGGACTGTGCAAACTCATGCAGTGCCATGCTGATCTCCGTGACGGCACTGTATCGGTCTTTCGCTCCGGCTTGATGGATAAGCTGCAAATAGTCGATGAACACTACTTTGGCTTGCATCCTGATGGACTGCGTTCTAATCCACCCAACACCCTTACCGGCGGCAGAGCGGACAAACAGCGGATATTTTTTGATAGCTGCCAGCCGGTCAAGCTCGTTAATGCTGACGGTCTTGTTTTTGACCGTGTGCAGCGGTACGCCCAGCTGGTTTGCGATGATACGAGCATAGAGGGTATCCGGGTCAGTCTCTAGGCTGAAATACGCCACCTTGCGTCCGTTCTTGGCTATTTCACAGGCAAGTTGCAGGGACAGAGCAGTTTTGCCAGCAGACGGTCTGCCGCCGATCACAATGAAGTTGCCCGGCACAAGATGTAAGTTGTTATCCAGCACTTTAAGCCCTGTGCTGATATACTCCGGTTTATCATCCAGCTTGCGGATGTAATTGTCTATGCCGTCACACATGGGTATAAAGTCGCTTCTCTCGGTGTGCAGATTGATTGCTTCGCCTAGCTGCTCATAAATGCCCGTCAGGTCTGCGTATCTGGTCGAGCCATCAACGATTTTGAACGCAATCTCTCTGGCTCTGGACAATGCTGCCTGTTCCTTGACGATTCCAGTCCATCCAAGCATCATGTCATGGGTGACGTTTCGGATGAACTCTGCTCCGAAGGCATCCAGACATTCACCCATTGCTTTCTTGCAGTTATCGTACCGCCCCATAACTTCTACCGGGTTCCATTTGTCGTTGTGTTCCCAATAGCCGCGAATGGCAGCGAATGTATCACGCAGTTCTGGGCAAAAATCGTCGATTTTAAGGTCTTGCAGCACATCGGCATACTCAGAGAACGTGAGGACTGCCCCCAGCAGGATGTATTGGGTCTGATTTTCAATATTCACCGCAGAAAGTCTCCCTCGTCAGGCAATTCAGCCATTGTCTGCTGATAGCCGCCGTTCCAGTCTTTCACGTTACGCATCCAGTTCCGTGCAGCAGCTTTCCAGTCCTTCATAGGCGACTTTCCGACCTTCCAGCCATTTGCCGTGAAGTGGTCAACAAACCGCTCTGCTTCCGATTCCATGTAACCCTTCTCTGAAAAGTATTCTCTTGCTTGCTCGACAGTCGGTGCTTTGAAGCGTTTTACTTCGTTGGTATTTTTCTTTTCACATTTTTCTTTTTTTTCAGATTCAGATACAGATTCAGATACAGATAAGGCATCGTTTGCATCCATTTGCATATTTTGCATACCAGCGTATGCGTTTGCATCATTGGTATTCGTTTGTATGCATTTGCATTTTTCATCGTTCCAACGCTTATTTGCGCTCCGCCTGTTTTTCTCAATTCGCTCTTGCCTTTTCTGCGCATTCATATCATCGAACGCCTTAACGACTTTCCAGAGCATCCGCATAGCACGGTCGTTGTCGTATGCTGGCTCAAGTCCAATCTCAACATACTGTGCGTAGTTGCGGATGAATTCTCCAAATTCCTCGTCTGTCAGCTCGTCCATCGCATGAACGTGTTCCAACAGAAGAATCATTGATGTTCTCGGCTTGCGTTCCTGCTCCATACTTAATCCTCTTTGTAGCGTTTGTTCCATGCTTCGATAAGGTCGGCTTTAATTCTTTCTTTATCCTCTTCGGAGCAATCAAACCAATACTCCCCACTTTCCATAAAAACACGGCAAGTGCATTTGTTTTCTCCGCGCGCTCTCGAAATAAACATCCACTTCTTTGTATCAGTCCCTGTTTCGGCAATGGCAACTTTCCCACCGCAGAACGGGCATCTCTTGAGTTCTGTCATTTTCTAAACCCCTCTCTCGTTCTCGTGATTCGCTTATGCGCCTTGACAGGACTTGCGCCTTTGCCGTAAGCTGGGCGGATATGTTTTGCCTTGATGTACCCACAAGGCGGCTTCGGCCCAAAGTCAAAAAGGCTCAAGTCCATAACGATGATGCCAAACTTCTTGTTCGTCATACTCAATCCTCATTTGGTGGTTCTGGCATATACGCCCAGTGCGTCACTTGTGCGTACTTTTCGCCAAACTCGCTTTTCTCGAAATTGTAGTATCCTTCGTAGGTATCAGTCCAGCATCGACCATTCCAAACCGCCTCAAATACTTCTGGTTTGTCTCCAATAAGGGTTTGCATAGAAACAAGCACCGCATCGCAATCGTCAGGCGGAAGCCCTTCTTTTTTAATGGAGTGCCAAATCACTTTGCTTTCGCTCATATTGTCCTCCTACACCGTCGGAAACGCCATCCAATGCGTTACCGTCACATCTTTCGGCAGTCTCTCGCCTATCTCGTCCCAGAACTGACCGTCTTCGTAACAGCCAAGAAAGTACGCTGTCGGCGAAAAGCCTTGCAACATTTTTCCATCTTTATCACGCCATGTTGTTTTAGCCGCAAGCAACAAAGGCTGCGTTCGCTTTCGTGGCGGTTCGCTTGCTGGATGCCAGAGTGTGTTAGCCATCTTCTTTGTTCTCCATCAAAGAACCACAGCTCGGGCAGTAGTTCCAACGTGTATGATGATTTTTTGTGTGACATCTGCTACACTCGAACATTGTGAATGTATCGTCCTGCGCAATCCATTCAGCGGTACGCTCTAAGGCTGTCGGGGCATCTTCCACAACTTCAATGGCATCGCCAATACCGCAAGCACTGCATCTAACTCCATTGTAGTTCTCGCAATCATCGCAATATGCTTTCTCGATTCTTTCAATAAGTGCGTTTCGTTCAAGGTATTCTGGATAGTTAGCCATTGCCTTTCACCTCAATTGTCGGCGCGGTGTCGATGTAATCAAGCACATCGTCTAACGACAAGCCACCTATTGTTCCATCGTTATACTCCTGAATCCACGCCTCGATGTTTTGACGTAGTTCATTAGCATCAATCGGTCTGACTTCCATGTTCTCTCCTTTCAATCTCCATCCCACACGCCGTCAGGGCGCATCTTTGCAAACGCAAGCAAACCGTGCAGGACACGTTTGGCGTTGCCCTCTGTTGCGTTCCAGTAGTCGCTATCGTCCACATCGTCACCTAGTGCAGAAATAGCCTTTTCAAGCATCGGAATACTCTCTGCGCCTGTTTTGCCATAGATGGAACGGATACCGCCCTCACCAAATACTTCTGGTCGATAATAGAAGTGACCGTAATTATAGGTGACGTTGAGCCACAGTTCTTTTGTACCGCCCATAGCTCGCATACCACCTGCGATAAAATGCGTACTATCGGCTTTGAGCGGTTTGTGCGTTACTGGGTCGCACAGTGAAATATCATAGCTCATATTCGTCCAGCTCCTTTTTGATTTGCTGGCGTTCAATCTGCTTCAATCTTGCCTTTGCCAGCTTGCGGTTGTCAGCCTTGCGGATAGCCCAGTTGTTGCGGTGGTTTGCCCACGCTGCAAAATAGTGACTGTATTCGCTTTGGTCGTACCAGCCCTTTCCAATAAGCCCTTTATAGGTCTGCTGACGTTTCATCTTTTTTCTCCCATTCCTTGCATCCGCGTGCGTCCCACACGAAGTCTGCAACGTGTTCTGACTGGTCGTTTACGCACACGCCCTCCAGCTCTGCGTACCATTTGCAAGAGCCGCAGGATGGCTCAGATTTGTTCTTGCAGGATTCTGCTGTGCATTGGATAGCCTTGCCAGCGGAGAACTGCTTGATGCCCATGCAAGAGCAATGTTCGGTAGTGCAATAGAAACTCATTTGTACTTCATCCATCCGATTTGTTCGCAAACGCCAACAGTAACAGGATCACATCTATGTACAATCATTTCCATTGTTTCTTTTGCGCATTTTGCTGCATTGTTTTCGTTTGTGTTTGAAAACAACCCACGAGCCATTTCATACTGCAAGTTCTTTAATTCATTGGCCGAAAATACAGAACCGCATTGTTTGCATCTGTATATCCCACAAAATCTCATTTCCTCTGTCCTTTCTTTCTCCTTCTGTTGGCATTGAACCGCCCGATCACTCGCTTATACTCTGCATAGCACTCCGGGCACAAGTCGCCTGTGTCCCTGCGCCACGCCCAGTCCTTGAAGTATTCGTCAGGGTTCATCATCCTGCCGCCCAGAACTGCTCCGCAACGGTCACATACTCGCTTGTGGTAAATTCCTCTGTCGGTTTGCATTAGTCAAAATACTCCTCTTCCAATTTTAAGTCGCGAGGGTCAAGATAATAGTTTTTACCTTTGTAGTTGCAAAGGTAATACGTTCCATAAAAATTTTCGATTTTCTTGACAAGTTCTACTTTTGCTCCGGCTGGAATCCTCTCTTTACCTTGAGCAATATGTGTTTTCCAATCTTCGTCCTCTAACTCTCTTTTCGTAACAAAAACAACCATTACTTATTTTTCCTCTCCAATGTCCTTGAACAGAATTTCCTTGTCGGTTTTCCAGTCTTTGATTTTGCACGGAATATCCGTGCCGGGTACGGTCTTTTTCAGCCCATCCATCTGCCAGACGTTCCATGAGATGATAGCAGCCATCTCGCGAACCTTCCCAGCGTCAGGCTCTATGCCAAACAGCCACTTAAAGTTCTCTCGCCATGTCAGGAGCATATTTGCTCTTGCAAACAACAGGCTGTCACCCTGCCACTCATAGCCGTATGTAGTCTTCGTTGCGTCCTCTGCCACATCGTGCCATGTCCAGACATTCCAATCAAACCAGTTGTTTACACATTTCAGTTTGCGGTCAAATAGTCCTTTCCGTCTTGGTACTGGAATTTTTTTGCCTGTTACCGTGTCGTATCGGTTCACAAGGAATGGCGCTTCTCCGCAGGTAATTTCAAGGACTGTCGAATGAATGTACTTGATAGGTTCTTTCTTCATATCGGGCATCGCACCGTTTTCTTCGCCCATGTCTATTATCTTTTCGCAGACCCAAGAAGGAGTGAAAACTTCTGCTCTTGCTTTGGTTCTTTGCTTCTGCTCATCCAGACGCTTGAGAACTCGTGGCACTGGCGGGCACTTCTTGATTTGTTCTAACGTGATTTCATCCGCAAAGCCCACGCCCAGTTCAGGCGGCGGGTCTGTCGCCCAGATGATGTTCTTACCTGTCGTGTGGTCTTGCAAGAGGACAGGAAGGAACGTGCTTAGGCAGGGGTCGGAGAAGTCAATCAACTTGCGTTCTTCTGCTCTCTCCATATCATTTCACTCCACATAGCATCAATTTTCGCTTTGTTTTTCTTCTGAGCTTCTGCAAATGCGGTAGATTCTCTTGCTTTTTTAATGCTATCGCAAGAGATTTTATAATGCTCAGTGCAAAGACGTTTCCCTTTAACGCATGGTTTACCGCATCTAAAGCACCCATTCGGGTCTTTATAATCGTATTTCTTTTTGCTGTTTTGTCGTCTTTGTTTTAACGTGCATTCGTAACACAGTTGTCTGCCATCCCACGATGGGCGTTTGCCGCATTTCCCGCATAAGCCCTGTTCAATGTGCTTTCTTCTTGTTCTCTCTGCGGCTTCTGCCTGCCTTTTTTTCTGTTCAACTGTCATTTTTGAACGCCTTTTTGCGTTCCTTTTGCTTGTTTTCACAAGGCAAACTTCACAGAGTTTATGCTTTGGGGCTGATTCGTTATGACAGATAGGGCAGAAACCATGCGATTCATACCAGCGTTTCGTGAGAACTTCTTCTTCACGGCACTTTTCACAAGCAACAAAACCGCTGTTGTTAGGTTTTCCACATCTTGGACACAGTCCTTTTTCTTTTCTTATTCGATATCTTGAGACCGTCACATCGCTACATGATTCTTTGTCCATGATTGCTCCCCATCGCTTGTCACCTCTCTGTACTCCACGTCAATCCCTTTCGGCAAAGCCGTCTGGTACTTCTGAGCCAACTGCTCTGCGCTCTGGGCATCGCCCAACGGCTGCTCAGGCGGTGCAACGGTGACTTCCACGTTGTCGCGCATACCAAAGTAGTTTTTGGCTCGGAAAATCCACTCTGCTGGATTCTCCTGACCGTACATACCGTTGTACGCCCACATGGACTGCATTTGCAGAATCAGCTTCAAGATGTACTTCTGCTGTAAGCTATCGTCACGGCGCTTTCCCGCCATAATTTGCTTCAGGCTCACCCATTCGATGCCCAGCACCAGTGCGATCCATTCCACCACAGGGGAGATTCTGGCTTCGATGCAAGCATCAAAGAAGAAGTCAAGGCGTTGCTGCACTTCAATCGGGTTGTTCATGTCCACGCTCGGAAGGTCGCCAAAATATTTGGCTGCAATCATGCCGATGACCTTCTTGTCCTCTTCATCACCGATTCTCGACTGCAAATCGCCCGTGTTCAGCATCTTAGACCTCGTGATTGCCAACTCCTGTTGTTCTTTCACCTTTTTACTCACCTGTGAGCGGATAGATTTCCGCTTGTTAAGCATCTGCTGTTTTTTCTTCTCACGCTCTTTCTCACGCTTCGCAGCGGCTTCTTCTTTCGCCTTTTGCGCCCGTTTCTCACGCTTTTTCTTTTCAGCTTCGGTCAGCGGCGGTCTGCCACGACCACGCTTCTGGGGTGTTGCCATGTATCAGACCTCCTTTGGCGGTTCAGGAAGATATGCCCAATGAGTTACATCTCCAAATACAATGTACTCGTCGTGCTCTTGCCATAATCCGTCATAAGACAAAAATGCAATTTCAATGCCGAACTTTTCTCTTTTTACGAGAACTTCTTTTTCTTTTTCGGGCAAAACTTTCTTGGCATCAAACCATATATTGACGGGCTCAGATTTTTCCAATACGTTGGCTAAATCTAAAAATACATCTCCAATGGTGTTTCTGATTTGTCCTTGTATGTATACGATGAAGTTTTTGCTATCCAAAAACGGCTTCGCTTCATTCTTTTTATCAACGCCAACAGTTTTCCACGCCGCAATGATTGGGTCAACATCAACCAGTTTCACACTCTCACCTCTTCATCTTCGTTTCAATTCTGTCTATCTTTCGTGCAATCCACCAGACGGAACAGCAGTTGTCCAACCGCCGCCACCAAGCACACTTTTCTTTCTCGCATACGCACCGACCAAGCGGATTGCTGGTCATCTTCATCGGGCAGTAAAGTTCGTTGTCCATTGGTTATTCCCCGTTCATTTCATAACATTTGCTGTAGTTCTCGTTGAATCCCAAACACCAAGCTAACTCAGAAGCGATTTTCTGATAAATGCCTTTGGTATTAAGCTCAGTTTCGGATTTCGCACAGCCACTATAAAGACCATACAGAAAAGCTAGCCTTTCACGCCCTACCATGTTGATATCCTGAATCATCATTTCCACCCCATCACAACAGCCGTACAAACGGCCAGACACACGTTGACGAACAGCCAGACAAGCATTGCCTGCCGTTTTTCAAACAGGTTGTCTACCGTGTTTTTGATTGTCCGTTCGGATTGAACCACTACCGCCAGCAGGACTAGGCAGACCAGCCAGCGAGTTGCAAATTCAAACATTGTTATCCTCCATCAAATCATCCATGCTTAACTGACCGCTGATGTTGTCATCTTCCATCCACCAGCGGAACACGTCCATGCCGGTCTGCCAATCGTCTGTCGCGAATTTCTTCCCGTCAGATTCAAAATTTCTCTTTTTACGAGCTTTCAGCATTCGTTCAAACGCTGAGATGTACATTTTCTCGTAAGCAGGCCAGCGCATAAACTCGCGCTGTCTGCCCCCCCTACCAGCCATAGGACAGCCGATGCAGCCAACACGTTTTTGCCCTTCACAATACAGCGGATTAATGGGCAGGTGTTCGCTGTGTGTGTAATCCCACACATCATCGTCAGACCAGTCCACGATCGGATTGACGGTCATCTTACCCTTAAGGTTGCAGGTCTCAAACAGTTGTCGCTTTTCATCGTTGTCGCCCATCATCGTAATTCTTTTTTCTTTGTTACGATGGTTAAATTCCATAATTCCACGATTGTTTTTTCTCGATGTCGACTCAGCCCAACGAACGCCAGTTGCAATAAAGCGATTTTTACCAGATGTTTCCTTCAACACAGAACAACAGTAACGCATAAGCCTCGTTGGTGGAACCATGATTTGTGGAATCAGCGTCCACATGGACACAGGTTTGTCCTTGTATCGCGGCATGACGATGGAGCATTTGCAGACCGTGCTCGATCCCAAG